TCTTGTTGTCGTCCATTAAAGTCCTCACGTAATCAATAAGGCCTGACGGCCAACACCTGTATAAGTAGACAGTATTATTCCACAGCGTTTCAGGATCGCCTACCCCTGATTTGAGATTTCTCCTGTGGCATGACGCAGCAGCCCCTCTAGCGCGGCCTTCACCGTTTGTCGGCGGACCTCGTCACGGTTGCCGGGAAAGTACTGCACCTCGCTGAACACCTGCTCACCAACGCCCCAAGCCAGCCACACGGTGCCCACCGGCTTGCTCGGCGAACCGCCATCCGGCCCCGCCACACCGCTGACCGCCACGGCAAAACGCGCCCGGCTTTTCTCCTGCGCGCCTCGGACCATGGCCTCGACCACCTCGCGACTGACCGCCCCCACCGTCGAAAACAACTCGACCGGGACATTCAATTGCTCGGTTTTCTGGCGATTGGAATAGGTGACATAACCGGCCTCGAACCATGCCGAACTCCCCGGAACCCGGGTGATCGCCTCGCTGATCCCGCCGCCGGTGCAGGACTCTGCGGCGGTGACGTGGGCATTGAGAACCTGCAAGCGCCTGCCAAGTTCAGCGGCCAGTTGGGTGATTTCTTTCACGGTCATCTCCTGAGCAAGCGGAATGAGAACTACCGTACACGAGCCGATAACGCTTGCAAGGCGCAGGATCAATCAAAATGTTAGCGAGCGAGGGCTCTGATATAAGCCTGACAGGCCTGCAAGGCAATCAGTCCGCGGTCCCCGGCGTCGGTGATGGCGATAATTCGCTGAGCATGCGCAGGGTCAAGTCGGGCGCGCGCGATTCCATGATCCACGCTGCCGGCTCCGGAGGCGGTTGGCACTGCACAGACAGAGGCCGCGTCACGGGCATCGAGGAGGACTGACAGGCGCACATCAGCAGTGGCAAGACGATCGCGCAGGCGACCTTGATCACGTTGGGCATCGCTAAGCGCTCGGTAATGGGTTTGTTCGCTGGTCGAAAGACGCTGCTCCAGGGCCAGACGCTTGTCCTGCTCGGTCTGTTGCCGGGTTGCGGCGGCCAGTGTCAGCTGATTCAGTGCCTCTGCGTGCACTCTGGACTGTTCCGCCAGTTGCCGGCCATAACGCCAATCCTGAAAGCGCCAGGCCAGCGCCGCCGAGCCACCGGCCAACACAGCCAGAAACACAACAACGCCAATGATGCGGTAAGGCACCGGGATCAAACCGAAGGCTGGCATAACACCGCCCTCGCCCGCGCCCAGAGTTGCAAGCGATCCTGCAAACCGTTCAGGCCGCCGTTGATACGGCGGGTGATGCTGTTGAACTGGTCGCGGTCGGCCAGTTCATTGAAGCCATTTTGCTCCCAGAACCACGCGGCTGACTCGGCGGCCCATTGCGGTTGTTCCAGTAGTTCCGGCAAAAACAGTAAACGATCATCACCGAAGAGCCCGAGACTGCATTGACGGTAGTTGTTGCGCCCGGTGATCTGAATCAAGCCTCGGCCACGGTACTTTTGACCGTCGCCGTCAGGCTCTGACGTATTCCCAAGGCGTGCAGCCAGTGCGCCAGTGTCGTACTTGCTCAAGTATTGAGCGCTGCCCAACTCACGTACGTACTGCAACTGCCCCGACTCGTGACCAACTTGCGCGAGAAAGGCAGCAATGCGTTTCGGGGTGTCGATGTTGTGGCGGGTCATGGCGGTGTTGAGTGCAGAAATGAAAACGCCCGCTTGTAAGCGGGCGTTGGGCATAACGATCTGTAGTTGTTTCTGCGTAACGGTCATATAGCTCCCCAAAAGGGTCGTCTCTGTACAGGCCCTGACCAGCGTCTGGTTCGTGTCAAAGATATCCATTCAGCCAAAGTGGCGCACTGGGTCGATGCTCGCTGAAAGGAAAGAATGATCCTTGCGGCCAATCCCGAAGTGCACGGCGATAGGCCTGCAATTCGGCGTATTGATCGGTGGTCAATGTCGTGCCGCCACCGTCCTCCAGTTCGTCCCTGTCGCGGGCAACCATGCTGTCCGTGGCCGATAACTGGTTATCACGCCAAAGGCGCTCGGCCTTCGCTGCGTCCTCCGGCATAAGTGGCGGTGTATCCACAAGAACGGGATAGCCATTATCGGCTCGCACCGAAATCATTTTCGGGGTGACAGCCAACTGTTGGAGTAACGAAACCCAATAAGCCTGGGGGACTTCTATGACATCGGAAGGGATATCCGACGCATTGATTCCAGGAACATAAACACCACAGGTACTTGCGCTAAACAAAACATTGAACGCGTTCATTCAATAGCCCTTTGCAAAATAATTCACGCTCCATCCTGCCAGCACCTGACCGGAAAAACTCCGAACCTTCAGGCGGCAGCCCTGTTTGGTCCCGCTGCCCATGACCAGAATGACCATCGCTCCGTCGCCACCCACATGGGTGGCCACGAGTGAAGAAAAAGACGTCGGGAACGAAATCGGAAAGGTGACAAAAACCTCCCCGTTGGCATCTGTCGTACCGTAACCCCATTGATCGATATTGCCGCTGGCGTACTTCTGGTAACCGGGGTTGCCGGTCATACCTGAGAACAACGGCGAATATCTCAGGCTGATCGTGCCACCTGCCAGACGCCATTGATTGTCCAGTTTGATGAACTCCGCCGTATCTCCCAGACCCAGAATAATCGGTCCGGTCGCCCCGTTGGATAGCTTGATGATGTCTGCACCGCCAGCAGTCGTTACTGTCAGCGCTCCCGCCCCGGCATTGATGACATGCAGGGTGCTCGCATGCGCAATTCCGGTGGTCGCAGGTAACGTCGTCGTTATCGGTGCGGCACTGGAGAAGCTGGCAACGCCCCCCACATTGGACGTTGTCAGCGCAGTACCCACGCCATAAGACGCAAAACCTGAATATTGCAGCCCGCTACGGGTTACAAACTCAGTTGTTGCGACGGTATTGTCATTGTCGAACTGCGGGGCAGTGACAAACAGACCGTTGCCCCGCAATGCTGTAAGAAGCTGATTATTGATCCCTTCAGCAGGGGTTATTCCAGCGGCCTGGATAACACTTACTACTTCCTGGGTTATTCCATTACCCCAACTCGCCGGAATTAAAGACCCAGGCGTACCCGTCACAGGGTCTTCATCGACAAACTTTCCATTCACCAACCCGGCGCTGGGCACACTTCCTGGATAATCCATTGCACTTTTCCTTGTGTAGATCTCAGGCTTGTTCCGCCGAGCCTGGCACAACAGGCCAGGTGATCTCACTGGGGAAACCGACCTGTTGTTCGATGCGATTCAACTCCACGCTGTAGAGTTTCCATTCCAGCAATTGCAGCTGCTCTTCATGACTGGCATCGCCGATATCTTCGGCGTATTGAAGCGGGGCTATACGCAGGACTGCCTCACGAAGTAGCGCGTCTCGTTTGGTGAACACCTGATTCCTGACATCCGCCAACCGCGCCTGGTCGTCCAACTCCCAGGTGTTATCACGCCAGACATAAAACTCACCCGGCCATGGAACCGTGGTAAAGGCGTCAGGCAATTCCCCAAGTTCACTCCAGATCTGCTGAGCCCCGCCCTCTTTGCGATACACCAGACCGCGCCGGTCGATGACTTCGCGCGGGACATTTTTGACCAGTACCCAAGTACGGCCCTGTTCCGGAGGCGGCAATTCAAATGAAAGTTCAACGGCATTACTGGGCAGTTGAATACCGATTCCCGGCGTCACGAAGAACTCCACCGGCCCCGACAAGGCGCCCGAGTTATCAATCAGATAATTAAACATGGACACCTCAGATAAGTTTGATACGGCCGGGAAAGGCGATGTTGCGTGGGCGAGTCTCTGATCCGCCGGCAAATCCGGTAGCACCGGCTTGCCAAAGTGAGTAGTTGTTGGAGCCGCCGCCCATCATCTGTGTGCCGAAGGAACCGGCACCCGGCGTTGAGTGGTTGTGAGACTCGATTTGGCCGGCCTGCCAGCTACCCGCCGCACGGCTTGCATCTACCGCACGCAACTCATCAAGAACTCGCACAAACTCACCACGGGCCTCTGGGCTACGGAAGGTCGTGGCGCCGTCGCCCGAGGTCCACATACCCTCTTTACCCGCGCGCAACGCTTCGGTGGTGAGCATCCCCGACGCCTGCGCGTGATCCCAAACCCACGGCCACTCGGTACGATTGAACAGAGATCCATTGAGCGCACCATATCCACCCGGCATCACCGTCGAAGAGGTCTCAAAAACTGCCCGTCCCAGCGTCGTACCGTCATACCGCCCAACAGGCCACCAGCTACCCGAGGCATCACTGCGCAGATGCCACCAATCGCCCGCCCCCATCAACACCAAAAACGGATAGCCACCCGCTCTCAGATGGGTGTGAAACTTGATGGAATCTGTGTCCGAACAGCGAACGACCAACCGATTACCAGTGTTATCCACCCGTCGCACGATCACATCACGAATCCCCAAACCGGTGTTGGCCACTGGCAGGGTAACGGTGGTGGCCCCAGGGTTTGCATCAATCAGCACCAGACCGAGCTCTTCCGGCGTCAGCAGCTTCGATGCCGCTAGCCGGGTCACCACCGGACGCATCGGACTGCTCACACCGATAATCGCCTGAATCGCCTTCAACAACTGCCCCGTGTCCGCCTCCAACGGCGCCATCCCGGCGCCAGCCACAACACTCAAAATCTCCTGCGTAACGGCATTGCCCCACACCGCCGGAATCAACGACCCAGGCGAACCGGTCACCGGATTTTCATCGACAAACTTCCCATTCACCAACCCGGCGCTGGGCACACTCTTTGGATAATCCATTCCTCTACTCCTTAGTCATAATTGATGTGCACCGTGGTATGCGCCGGTGCGCTGCGATGGATCTGGCATTCCAGGGCCGAGCCCGGGTTCATGCCGAAGCGTTCGCCCCAGTAGCTGGCGCCGAAACGTCGGCCCAGCAGCAGGCGGCCACCGGTGTTGAGCGTCCACATGAAATGCGCCTGCCATGTTCCGAAGTGCGCCTGGCCAAACCGGGCCCGTCCCATTCGCGGGACTTCAAGCTCGGTGATGGTGGCGTTCGGATAACCCTGGCTCTTGGCGATCTCGACGTAGTAGCTGATGGCCTGGCTGCCAACAGCGAGCAGTCGCCGGCGTACGGCGAGGCGGCGGTCGTCGAACAGTGGCGTCGCGCCCAGGCACGGGTCGGGCAGGTTCATCACCCGCTCCCAGTCCGGCACCAGTTCACTGACGCCAGCCGGGTCCATTTCGTTGAGCAGGTCAGCGGCGCGAGCGTCGAGGCGGGCCAGTTCCTGGGCGACGCCTTCAAGGACTTCTTCGAGTTCCGGGACCCGCTCCGGGTCCCACGCGGGACCGCTGGGTAGCAGGCTGCGCAGTTGGGCCTGGTATTGCGCGGCGGTTCTGATTACTGCCATACGCAACCTCCGAAGGTCAGCAACTGGTTGCTCTCGGCTTCGACGTCCGCGGTAGGTGACTGGAGATCGTGATCACTTTCGCCGGTCGCGCTGCTGATGGCTTCACGGATGTGACTTACCAGCAGAGTGTCGCCCAAGCCGCCTTCGCGGTTATGCAGATCGCGCAGTTGCGCCTCAACGGCGGCGCGCACGGCCGTGGTGTCGGGCTTCAGGCTCAGTCGGTAGGTCACCGGCACTTGTACCGGTGGCAGCACACGCAACTCAGCGGTGACTGGCCGCAGAGGTTCGATGTAGGCCTGGACTTCAGCCAGTTGCTCGGGATTGGGGACGGGTTGTGCATCGTCGTCACGCATGATGTACAGACTGACAATGCCGGGGCCGGGATAGCTGCCGCGACACCAGGCACGGGTCACCCCCGGACATTCGAGCGCCCAGGTTTCGTAGTCTTGCGCCGATCCGCCGTGAGGAATGATCCGGTAAGAACGAATCACCCGGGACCGCAGGGACTCCAGACTTTCCCGAGCGATTCCGCCGGTCAACCCCGGCGCCAGCACCGTGAAGCTGTTACCGATAATGCCCAGAATCGGCTGCACCGGAATCAGCGTCATGCCGGCGTCGGCATTCCCGAGGCTGCCGGCGTCGAGGGCGGCGATGGTGGTGCTGTTCAAGCCATTGCTGGTGGTGCGGGCGGACGTGACTTTGTAAATCCGACCGTCGTTCGATTGCAGCAGTGTATCGACGTCCAGCACAGCGCCAGCGCTGGCGGTAAAGCTGACGCTGCCACTGGCCGATTGTGCGGCTTTGCGCGGCTGGTTCAGACGCAGTGCGGCGATCCTTTCCAGGGTCGACTCATCGGCCTTGTCCGGGAGGATCTGCTCGGCGATCCAGTTCAGATAGCCATACAGGCCATAGGCGGC